CTCGGGATCTACCTCAATAGGTATTAAGGTAGAAAGCGGTTTCCCACCGCTTCCATGACGTCAGCGATGCAATATCGCTGGACGGTGGCAAGTAATCCCATCGTGGGGTTACTCGCCGCTTCGTTCTGTACGAATACCAATCATGCCTGACTGATATCTTTCCAGATTGCACGCAGCCTTGCAAAAGAGCGACTAGTAATCCAAATGGATTGTAATCTCTCTTCTGCCTCACAGCTCGTGGATACACAAACCGATCCTCGCCAATAGCTATGAATAAAGGACGACTAACTGACGCGTAGTAAATACACGCCTGGTTACCGTCCCTCTTTTTCTTCGCTACAAACGAGTACGGGGTCCGTATACCGGCATCGACATTATCCTCTGCTGGAACCGGTTGGTTCTTTACAGAAGACATTAGATACCGGACGGTGTTTGGTAGACTTATGCCTACCTTGGCCGACCACAAGTTGAGAGCATTTATGACTGCATATCGATCCTGCTGGGTCTTTAGGCTTCTAACATAGACGCCGCGGACATCGTGACCAAAATAATAATCACGACCACAGGATTCGCGAAACGGTCCTAAAATGAAGGATTTCGAACTGTTCACTGTAAAACCAAGGTACCTAAGGAGTCGTAGCACATCAGAAGCAATACGCCTCTGACATACTATGTCATCCCCAAATACCGAAAAGTTCGGCAGTGACGAGGGGCTCTTTTTCCTGAGCCTTATCCCGCGGTGAAATGCGGCAGCTCGAACGACACAGGCGAAGAGCATAGTTTGCAAGGGAAACGTAAAACCGTTGCCCATTGTAGAGACCATGTTCAACTCCACTTGCCGCCCATGAACCTCCGTACTTGGAGATCGGAACAATTTCAACCAGGAAAAGAAATCCCTGGGAAGAACGTTTTCCAACATCTTCATACTAAGAGAGTCAGAAGCAGAAGCCAAGTCAATCGTAACAAACGACTCATCGTCGTCACGCATTGAACCCAGCTTAGCAAGTTCTCTACTGATATCCGGTTGCACAGAGAGGTCGATACCGAAGTATCGATCCAGCCTGCGCTCCAGGATTGCGCCAATGCCCAACTGACCAAACATGTTCAGTGAGGGCTCAACGCAAATCAGTCGAGATATGTCGACCGTCTTCGGGACGAAGTGCAACCGACTACCTGCAACTACATCACACTCCCCATACTGGGCTTTGCGGTGATTTTCCGCATCACGCCACAATGGGTAGTTGGAAACGTAGTTCTCGTACATTTTGTACAGAGAGGTAGACGTGGCTGACAAAGGTGACGAGAATAACTTCGTATAGAAGTCATACCCCTTAGCCCCCACTGAAGCGCCGGGCCCCACACGACCATGCTCAAAGATTTGAACATAGTCAGTGAGTAACGGCATTCCAGACGGGTAGAGGAAGTCGTATATCTCCTTTCGGAGACATCCGATCAACTCGTCTTCCCAAGTCTCGCAGAGTGGAACCCAGTTCCCGCAGTTGCGGTTAATGGATTCAAACTTCAACAAGGCCAGTTCGTCAGCGTCAGGGTTTGTCCTATCTACATACTTCTTGTAGAAGGAGCCCAAAAGCTGGCTTGCTGCTACTTGCTTGACAGTTGCACTCGGCGTCATCACAGATACACTCGTATCTAGATGTGCCAAATCTGCCTGTAGGCAAGAGTAAAGAACGTCGGATCGACTGATCACAAGGCTTCTCCTCTTCGTGTGTTACAATGTCACTCCCAGCAGTCTCAATACCTATTGTAACCGTCAGCCTTTTGGGGCTGGTCGGCGACGTTAAGCGTTGAGATAATGTCTGCTGTACTGCCGAGAAATGGTTCTCCCAGAAATACTAAACAGACAATGCTGGCGATGTATCCGATGAGCTTCTTCAGCTTGGCCTTCGAGAGAGTCATAAAACAACTCCCTTAAAGGATTCCGCTGGTGATGCTGTCTCCGATATCGCTACTGGATTCCCAAAGGACTCCAGCCAGCAGTGACAAAGCGGCTCGAACATTGGCTGAATCGTACGTATCCGAGCCGCTCGGGACGTCAAAAGTCAACGTCGCGTTGAGCTGCGAATACGGCTGATCAGCTGCGGGAGTCGTGCCCTTTCGGACAATGAACTTCCACTGATTCTTGCCGACACGAAGGTACTCACCCGTCACTCCATTACGTCCACTCAAGGTCTTGAAGACCTTGGGCCGGAACATAGTGATAGTGAAAGGTGAAGAAGCCGAGTGCGCATTTACGCCAGACTGTGTCCCACCGATGGTGGTAACAGCGTACTGACGTCCAGTCGCATCCGGTGCCGTGTCACTAGTGAGCGTGTAAGTTGGGCTAGTAAAGCCCGTCTGAGGCCCACCGGTAACAGGAGATGAAGGCGCAAAGGCCATGATAATGACTCCAAGTGTGGTTAAGAAAAACAAGAACACCATCTAGCGTCGTAGGCGAGCCAAGGCAGCTATGTTTAGCCACTTGGTTGAACCAAAACCAGGGATTTCAAATGTGAAGTCAGGGACAAACACACCTGTGTAATCCTTAATCCTGGTAACAAGCTTAGACTCATGATGGGTCTCACTGGGAAAGGCAGCAACTATTTCATAGTTAGTCGCTGGCGTAGCAGCATGAGAGGTTACCCTCAAATGCCGCCTCTGACGTGTTGTTTTGGAACACCACTTCAGACCAGCGCGTTGCCATGCATAGCCTTGGATCATATCACCAATGTTGGTGAAGTAATCCACTAAGAAAGAGTAAGGTATCAACTCCCATACCGTAGGCAGGAACTCTCTTGGCATGACGCCAAAGATATTTGCTGCTGACGT